TTAATGTCGAATAACAAGATCAATTTTCACTTATGTGATGGTTTTGAAAAATCATTAGCTCCAGTCCCTGCTGATAAATATCGAGATTGGTGGCAAGATAACACACCAACTCGCGATCATGCTAGGCATTGCTTGCCTTTAGCGATGGCAAATTCTTTGGGATATTACATCTTAAGTCCTGGAACTTTTACTGTTGAATGGTGCGGCGATACTCAAAAAAGAGCAGTCATAACAGCTCTTGAAAAATCTTCGCATTATGAAGTTGATGATCATGCTGCTTTTGGTTCTTTTACAGTGCAAGCACGGTTCATACCAGTAACTGAAAATGAAGGAGATTTTGTTTACATTAAAGGAGTTCCAAACGAACGTGCCATGCCATACTCGTGTATGGAAGGTGCAATCGAGGCGTGGTGGAGCAATGGGATCTTTGGTCTTGTTTATTTAGTTAATCGTCCTGGTAAATTCACCATCTTTATGGGACAACCTATAGCCCAGATCTTTTTGTATAAAGGTGTTGGTGGTTCTGCTGGAATGGAACTCCATGATGGTTATCCTCCCGAATATGCTGAGTGGCAAAAAAAGAGATCGCGGAAAGATTACACTAAAGATTTTGATTATTTTAAAGGTCGTAATCCAGATGGTACTGGTGTTCGATCTCATATTACAACTTGGAAACACGCTAAGAAATTTCAATGAGCATTTTAGACAAATGGGTTAATGATTATTATCTTAGATCGGATGTTGTAGAAAGCATTCGAGAGACGATAAATGCCAAACCTGTCGCAAAGTACACTGTTTTAGACAATTTCTTTAAAGAAGATGCTCTTGATGAATTGATCAAGCATCATAAAGATTTGGTGTTTAGCGAGAAAAATGATAGAGTTGATCCTAAAACTGGTGAGGTTCTACCATATGATGGTGCTGTTGTTTTTGCTCGTGAGAACCAACATTTTGGTAGTGAATTATTTTATGATCCTGAATGGCATAGGTATTGTTGCTATTTAAGCAATGTTAAGTTAGAACACCCTATTGGCACAGATATTAAACTTAGATGGCATAGGCCAGATGCTGATGGTTTTTGGATTCATACTGACTCAACAATTAGAGAATTAGTATTTATATGCTACTTTAATAAAAATTGGTCTGCTGACGATGGGGGATTATTGCAATTGTGGAGGATTGCAGAGGAGCTTTCTCCTGAGGCTTTGAATGTGGAGAGCCCCAAGGGGCGTTTGGATTGCTTAAAGGCCCAGAGAATTAACACGAGGACACCCGGAGGCGGTTTTCCTGATAAACGTCAGCATGATTTGATATTAATGGATCAAATTGTTCCTGCTTATAATAGAGTGTTTTTGTGCAATTTTCAAGTTGAACCAGCTTACCATAGTGTGACTCCTAGCAATGGTAAAGTTCGAGAAGGATTTGTGCAATGGATGTTCCCAAGTAGGAATAATGGCTAAAAAAGAATATGTTGATTATATTCCTGCCAGCAGACTTGCAGAATGGCGTGAATCTAATAAACCAGGATCTTGCGATATTTTGGGTCATGAGGAATATATTCCTGTTGTTGATCATGACCATAGTAGTGGCAGAATAAGAGGTGTTATATCTTCTCAAGGTAATGCTCTTCTTGGAAAAGTAGAGAATTTTTTTCATTCAAGATGCATTGTTAGTAGCAATGATTTGCCAAGCGTTCTCAGGGCTATGGCTAATTATCTTGAAAAAGAGCAAGGTAAGATACATCCTACTGGCGCTCGCCAATTGTGTAAAAGATTTGGCAGGATGTCTAAAGATACTCAAATTTCTATCCTTTTGAGTTTGAATGTTCTCCAATCTGATATTGATGCTTGTGTTAATAGCAAGCAAAGAACTGCTTTGTATAGGAATGCTATTGTAATATAGATTTTGGCCAAAAATAAAATTGGAGATTTTGGTCATGTCATGTAATAGTTGCGGTAGTCCTGCCATCATTGTTAAGGCTTATAAGCCTCAACGACCTGTTCGTGTTAAGATGGCAAAACAGAGAGTTATCAAGCCTGCAAAAAGCTCTGCTTTAAAAGTATCCAATTCCTCGCAGGATATTAATAAACATAGGGCATAAAAATGGGTTGTTGTAGCAGTGGTGGTGGTCCTCAGAAGATACGGACCCAACGTATCAAGAAGCAAAAGCAGAATAAATCTGTGGTTACTCAAGTAATCAAACGGAATGTTGTGCAAGCTCAAACTGTTCAACCTCAAAAAGCTGTGCGTGCTCAGCGACAATCTTTGGTTAGGAATGATAGATGTCCTAAATGCCAAAGCCCAGTAATGTTAGTAAATATTGCTAGAAGAGAGAGAAAGCAATGTACTAGCGCGAATTGCAAGCATATTATTAAATGATCCTTTTGCAAATTTTTGGGTTGGTAATAGCTGTTGAAGCTATTTCCGAAATTATTACATCTTCTAAACTAACAGAACCTATTCGAGGTATGCTGTTCAAAGCAGCATTTGGGGATGGAGAACCTCCAGAACCATCGATTAAACAATCTGTTCAAACATTTTTCTATAATCTCCTAGATTGCGGATATTGCACTAGTGTTTGGGTTGCTGCATTTGCCGCCTTTTTTGCACCCAAGTTGTTTGCTCCTTCTTTTTTCAATTGGCTTCTTTCAGTATTTATTATTCATAGATTATCAAATTGGCTGCATGTTTTTTATGAATTAATTCGTAAAGGCAGAGTTTGGTCATTTGATGTTGTAACAAGCGACGGAGAAACATAATGGAAGCTTTAGACAAGGAATGGAGTCGCCAACAGAGGCGGTTAGATCCAGATCAAGTTTTAAAACCTGCTGAGGTCCATACTGTAGCAGATATTAAAGCATTGGTTAGCAAGTTTGATCCGGCAAAAGACCATGCTAAACCAGAGTTGCCTTTGTCTACTCAAATAGTTAGCAAAGATGTTGGTAGTAATCAAAAACCAACTATTTATCAAGTTTCTGCAACCACAAAATCTAAAAGCCAAAGAGATATGCTTTTAGAAGGTTTAGAACTGATCAAAAAAAGACTTGAAATGCAGGCAAACGATGATGTAGAGCCTGTTAAAGTCAACGGGAAGGTCATGCAGCCAATATCATTAGGCAACGGAGTTGAGGGCTATTCTTGGGTAGACTCTTTGATTAAGCAATGGCTAGGTGGATATAGGGAAGGTACCAACATTTATTGGGATTTAAGCGATGGCTATAAATACGAATACAACATCTTCGAACATAACCTCTCCCGATTCAAGGCAGATTAATGGTGCTGCTCCGCCATTGGCTTTTTATAAAGATCGTTCACAATGGATGCCTAAGTATGGAGATTATATAACAAAATCCAATTGGTTTTCAACTTGGGTTGGTATTGTTGTTGGGTTTGATGGTGTTGATAAGTTAGAAGTAATATGGGCTGGTTTGCCGTTTCTTTTGTTTACAATGTCTCCAAGTGAACATGCGAAAGAAACGAAACACGAATCATTAAGTGATATTAGGAATTCATCGAATGGAAAATACGCAATCCAGCAAAGCGATAGTAAAACAAAAGAGTCAGTCTGGTACGTTTGAAGCACCAGCATTTCTTAAATATCCTAAAGCTCTTGAATTTAATAGCTCTCTTATAGAAAATAAGTACTGTTATGTCATAAAAGATTATGGCGATAAAGGCTTTGCTGTTTTAATTAAGAGAAATATAGCTAATGACAACATATTTGTAATGTGTGGTGATTGGAATGGCAATGCTTATGAGATAGATGATTTACAATTGCCATTGACAAAGAAATTTTTGGCTAATGAATTATCAACTTATGTCACCATGATGAAAATGGTTGGATTTGACCAAGCTCAATTTTTCTTTTCTATAGTCGGCGATCAGTTTATGCTTGTTGACATGCAGATTAGTTTAAACAAATTTGCAAGCCCTGGTTTTATCAGAGATGTTTTTGGGCAAAGATGCTTGACACAAGAAGTCAGAAAAATAGAAGTAATAGACAAAGAAACAATTGCTGCAATCGAAAAAGGTGCTGGCTCCTATGAAGGAGACCTTATTTTTAAACCAAGTCGTTTTCAATTATACCATCTTCCCGATAATGCTGGCGTTGTTCCTTTTTGTTTGCGATATAAGCGGTAATCATGCCAGAATATATTAATAACAACACACATTCAGTGCATTTAACTGGACCGGATGGCAGAGTCGTTAAGATTAGAAGCAAGCAACGAATAAATCTGAGCGATTTTTTTGATAAGTATAGAGCTAGAGGATTTATTCAGTTAACGGGAGAAGCCCCCCAAGAATCTGATAAGAAAACTAAAAATATCCAAACCTCAATTGTTAAATCGACTCATAGAAGAGATCAAATAAAGAAGCAACAACGATTGAGAAAAGAAAGAAAGCATAATGTAAATAAAGTTCGTAAAGTTATCAAGAATCGACAAATTCAAGCTAATTTACCAGCTAAGAACTCAAAAACTGGTAAGAAATTAGTTGTAGGAAAAGAAGTCTCTACTGATGCAACTGCTCTTTTGCAAAAGAACTTAGAAGTCGATTGTTATCCTATTAGCAATAATATAGGCGTTGGAGTTCTGAGTTTTAATAGATTCAGCTCTCTTAAGAGATTGATAGACTCTATTAAAACTTATACTGATCTAAAAAGAACTACAATCTTCATTAGCGATGATAATAGCACAGATGAAGCAACTATCAAATATTTAGATCGTTTAGAGAAACAACCTAACTTTGTTGTTCTGAGAAATTCACAAAATCTTGGAATTGCTGACAATAGCAATCGTTTACTACAATGCTTATCTAGGTTTTCGCATGGTCTTTTATTAAATGATGATGTGGAGGTTTTACAGTTTGGGTGGGAATATTTTTATTCTAAAGCAGCAAGGCAAACTGGTTTTCATCATTTTTCTTATTATCAACCTGGTGTTTATGGAGCCAGTGAACCAACAGATTTTTTAGTTCGTGGAAATTTAAATCTGAAATCTATCAGCGAAAGACCACATGGAGCCATTCTTTCATTTACAAACGAAATGCTAGACAAATGTGGTGGTTTTAATAATAAATATGGTCAATATGGAATGGAACATATTGATTGGTCTTTGAAACCACATGAATTTGGATTACAAGAATCTGGGTTCTATGATGTATCAGGATCTCAAGATTATTTTGTTGTGCATCCTGAGGAATCGGCTGTCAAGAATCGTGGTCCAATGCTTAAGAAAGCAAAAGAAATCCATAGGTCTAGAAAAGCATCAAATAGGATTGAATTGAAGATAACAATTCCATCCATTAGCTATGTTGTTCCGTTTAGGAATACTGGTCGACAAGAAGCTATGCAAACTGTTATTAACAACATTCGTGCTCAAAGATATCCACATGTTCAAATAACAATGGTTGAACAAGACAGTAAAACGAATATTGTTTTAGAGCCATTCCAGCCATTTAATTATGTTTTAGCTCAAGAATCTGAAAATCCTCTTTTTAATAAGTCTAAAGCTTTTAATATTGGTGTAAGCAAGTCTCATGGTTCTGTTATCTTACATGATGCTGATATGTTAGTGCCTGGCTCTTATACGAAATTGATTGCTGGTGTATTATTAAGCTATGATGCGTGCCATGTTGGACATACTGTAATCTACACGACTAAAGAATCGGCTGAGAGCATAAACCAGAATCAGAATATAAATTTGCAAACTGAATTTAATAGAGTGGTTGGGTATTTTGAAGGAGGATCTTTGGCTTGCACGAAAGAGGCATATTGGCGTGTGGGTGGCTTTAATGAAGATTTTTGGGGTTATGGATGTGAAGATTGCGAATTTTATGCGCGACTTTCTGGTAATTCTAAGTGGTATGAAAAAAGACAAGTTGATTTTTTGCATATGTGGCATGGTAGAGTTAGTGGTTGGAATAGCCATCACGAACAAAACAAACAAATTAATGCTGCTCTAGAAAAACGTAGCATGAGGCAACGAATTTCTGATCAACGGAAACAATTGATAGCTAACGGGTATAAAATATGAATATTCTTTTAACTCATAGAGTAGGTGGTGCTTTTGGTTATATCACTGATGGGTGGGTGAATGCATTACGAGATCGCGGTCATTCAGTAATCCGATGGGATGGAAATATTGGATCTTGGAGACAATTCCAACCTGATCTTTATTTGGGTTGTTCTGGACATCCACAACCAATTCCTTTAATTAGAAAAGCTAAAGTTGCTATTCATGTAAACCCTTATGGTCCTGTTGATTTAGGAAATATTAATGAGAATTCTAAAGCTATGGAATGGACTGTAAAACAAAAACCAGATGCTGTTTATGGTTATGGATTTGAATCTGATAGAATTGCATGGAGTTATTGGACTGAGAAGAGCAATATTAAATGGATTCCAATGCCAACAGCTGCTGACTCTGTGATTTTTAAGAAAGTTGAAGAATATTTAAACAGAGCAAATGATGTAGTGTACCTTGGAGGAAGATGGACGTATAAAGGTATCACAATAGATAAATATCTTAAGCCTGTGTTGACTGATTCAAGTATAACATCTGAGTTGTATGGCTGGGGTGATTGGTGGAGTGGAGCTAGCAAAGGTATTTTACCAGAAGATCAAGCTAATTCATTCTTGAACACAGGCAAAATTGGGCCATGTATTTCAGAATTACACACTCAGAAATATGGAATAGATATTCCAGAACGTTGCTGGAAAATTGCTGCTACTGGTGGTCTAGTTGTTCATGATGCTGTTCCAACTTTGCAAGGTCAGTTTAATTCTTGTTTGATATCTGAAGATCCATCTGATTTTAAAAGCATAATACAGCATTATATTGCTAATCCCGATGAAGCTGCAAAAATCGCTGAAACCCAACATAATGAAGTCATGGCGTCACATACATATCATCATAGGCTTTCACATTTGTTGTCAGAATTGGGATTTGAAGATGCTGCTAACAGCATGCTAGATTAATGGCTATTGCTACTGAAAACACTTTGCTTTTGCATATCCCTAAAACTGGTGGTGTTTTTGTTAAAGAAGCTTTAGAATCTTGTGATGTCTCTTATGAAGAGATTGGCACACAACATGATCATTTTCCAAAACTCTTCGATTATGAATCATCTGGTTTTTTTAATGATCGTTTGATTTATAGCTTTGTTCGCCATCCTATTACATGGTATCAATCTAGGTGGGCATTTAGGTTAAAGCATGGTTGGCAAGCGATTCATCCATTAGATTATCATTGTGCTTCCAATGATTTTAAACTTTTTGTATCAAAAGTTTTGGCTTATAGGCCAGATGGTTGGTGTAATTTCTTGTTTGGCAGTTATTTACATGGCGATTGGGGTCGTGTGAGTTATGTTGGCAGAACTGAATTTTTAGCCGATGATTTGATTGATGTTATGAGTAAAGCTAATGAACCAATCAATGGTGAAATTATTAGGAATATGCCAAGATCAAACCATTCTACTTCTGATGGCAAGAAATCTTCAGATTTAGCCAGATATTCTAGTTCTTTGTTTGATAGAGTAATGGCTGTTGAAAGTTCTATTGTTCAAGAGTATTATAACGATTTTACGCTTGATAAGAACGAGTTTATAGATGATTGAGAAAAAAGGTAATATTTGGGCTCATTATAATGAAGGCCGTTGGGTAGTAGTAAGCACGAATATAGGATGGAAAAAGAACAGCGAAAACCCCATGGGTGCTGGAATTGCAAAAACTGCAGCCGAATTGCAGCCTGAATTACCAGCTAAATATGGTGCTGTCTGTAAGAAGTACGGCTCTAAAACTGCTGTTTGGCCATACAAATCTGGGAAGATGATCTTATTTCCTACTAAACCTTTGAATGAGGAAATGCCGTGGTTTAGTTGGAAGAATGATTCTTGTTACAAGCTTATTAGAAGATCTGCAAAGCAATTAGCTAAGCTTGTTGAGATTTTGAGAGAAGACCACTTTATTCCTACTGTGGTCCTCCCCATGGTTGGTTGTGGGAATGGTAATTTAAGCCCAAAGCGGGTCATTCCCATCTTAGAAGATTATCTCGACGATGACTTTATATTAATGCGTTAACGCCCAACAAAAGTAATTAATCTAAGAGATTGTAGTCTTTCAAGTTGTCCGAGATCTATTCTTTGTGATTCAACCACCGTTTGGCTACCAGGTGCAAGAGAGAGCTGGCGAGCTTCTTTTGCGGGTATTGTTGCGTTTTGGTTAGCGAGATTGTTTGGAATATCGTTAACCAAAATTGGAACTGTTTGCTTTGAGATGTTGGTAATTGTTGTTAGTCGTCTTGCGGCCATTTTTGTTTCCTAATTGCTTAATATGCCAAGATTTTCTGTAGTTTGCTGCATATCAAAACCGGAAATTTTTGATAAATGCCTTTTGTCTTCTTTTAAGAAGAGTAGCAAAATGCATGACGTAGAGATAATTCCAATATTGAATAATGGTAATATCTATTCTGCCAGCAATGCTTTAAACATTGGCATAGATGCAGCAAAATCTGATATTATAATTTTTGCCCATCAAGATATTAGACTGTTAGGTGAATGGTTTGATTCTCTTGAAGACGCTCTGGATCGAATTCCTGAAGATTGGGGAATCCTTGGTTCTGCGGGAATAAATTTGAAATATGGCAGAGATGATATTGGTATGTGGGGTGGTTCCTTATCTGATTCCAATGTTGTTGTCGGCTCTGTTTGGGATAGTGATGAATCTTTAGAAGAAGAACCATATTGGGATGGTACAAAAGAAGTTACTAAGATTCATTGTGCTGATGAATGTTTGTTTGTTTTAAATAAGAAAACAGGGTTAAGATTTGATGCCCAATTTACTGGGTTTCATTTTTACGGAATAGATATATGTTTGCAATCTAGAGCTGCAGCTTTTGGTTGTTATGGTGTTGATTTGCCAATTGTGCATTATGGTAAATATAGTGCCAGTGTTGTTGGTGATAAAAAATATTGGACGTTTTTGAGATTTTTGCACAATAAATGGAGATTGAGATTTCCAGAAGTTTTGGGAACTCACATGCATTGGGCTCCTGATGAATTGACTAGTTACATATCTATAGGTTTGTCTAGTGGAAATGTAGATCTTGAGATGCGGGCTTTAGGCATCAAAAAATCAAAATTTTCTACTGATAGATCTCAGCATTTTATTGAAGACTAATGAAAAGACTATTGCGAAAATTCATAGTAGGTGTTGATTTTGATGGCACTATAGCCAAACATCAAAATTTCCCTGCTATAGGAGATGAAATTCCAGGTGCTTTAGATGGAATTAAAAAATTCCAAAAAGCAGGTGCTGCTGTTGTTTTATGGACAATGCGGTCTGATTCTGAAAAAGGCCAGTATTTGAAAATGGCTGTAGACTGGTTGAATGAAAAAGACGTTCATTTAGATGGGTATAATTCATATCCACAAGAGTGGACTGATAGTCCTAAACTATATAGCCATACGCTTATAGACGATTTAGCTTTTGGCTGTCCTTTGATTTATGATGAAATTTCCAATAGCAAAAGACCATATGTTAATTGGCAACTTGTCACAAATAGTATTTTGGATATGATCGGGGCTTTTAATGATAACTAGCGTTGTCCTTTGTCATCCTCAGTCGAAAGATCTTTTAAGCAGAAATGTTTTTAAATCCAAGTTAGTTCGTGGTTTGAGAATTGGTTGTGGCACAACTAAACCTGATGATATTGATTACTCTGAATCTAATGACTTTTTCCCGACTTATGCTTCTTGGAATAGCGGGATTTTTGAGTCATCTGTTATATTGACTTGTTGGGAACATGCTGACCAATTGTTTGGTGATGATCATGTTGCTATTCTTCATACAGATATTGAGCCTCATTTTAAGCCCACAGAAATTTGGGAAAAGATTCATAAATCATTGGATGAAGAACCCATGCGTCCAATATCTCTGACTATGCCGACTTCGTATATGGGTGAATTTGAGGATTGGGAGCTATCTGAAGACATACCTATCGTTGTTAAGAACGATCCAATGTTAATTCATGCTTTTGATAACAATATTCATATTTGGGATTATATTAAACGGTATGATCCTGATATTTATGCTTTTGCTATGGATGAGAATCCAAGAATGGTTTACTCTCATCAGTTTGCTTGTACTAGAGAGACGTTTGATTATCTTGGTAATAATCTTTATGAAGTCGCACATAGATTGCGATTAGAAGATGTTGGGTTTTGGAGCCCTCATATTTTTGAGAGATTGATTTCCTTATATCTTGCAAAAAGAGGAAATCCAGTTATTACTACTGCTTTTTGGCACCATGCTTCATCTGGGACTTTTGGTCCTGGTGAATATAACTTATATGGTCCTAGAGCGTTTAAGTTTTACAATATTAGTTCAAGGTATGGGCGTTAAAAACTAACACCCCATAGAGCTATCATTTTTGTCTCTGCAAAATCGCTTAAAGTTACTTTGATTACTTTAATGCCGAATCTTGATAGATCTTTTCTCAATGTTTTAGTGAGTTCGGCATCTACTCTACTATTTTGTTTTAGCAAAAAATTAAACTCTCTACTTGTTATTACTTTTTTGATGCCTGATAAAGATATGTCTTGAATTGTTTCATCATAATCGTGACATTCTGTTAGCAATTTTTCGACATCTGAAACTTCGTAGACAACGATTCCTCCAACTCCAACTTTCTTGTTGTCTCCTGTACTTAGATATTGTTGCACAAGATTGATTGTTTGCCGCTTTATTGGGACAACTTCATGTTCTGTGACTAGTGGCCAAACAAAATGCACCCCAGTTCGCATTATTGTTGGGAATGGGACATAACCCCAAAAGTTTATTCCAATTCTTCTTGCGCCATTTTCATGCGTCATTTTTATGACATCTGAGCCATGTCTGAATTTTACTCCAGCATGTGTTGCTCTTACTAGAACTAAGCAAGGAAATACTTTTAATATTGCCCTAAAAACATCTCCGAGCCAGCCTAGTGCAGTTTCCATGGTAACCTTTTGGCTTACTGGCCAGTTGGTTTACCAGTATAACCGTTGATGTTGACTTGTAATCTTGCGGATTGCCCAGTGTTGTAATCCCAAAGGTATGCTGTTGCACCACGCTTTTGGTAGTTGAATGATTTTCGTTTATGCCATTCGTTTGGTGGTGTTAAGCCTGGCAAGTATTCGACACTTACTCCTTGTTCTTCAAATGTAGATGGTTTTGAAGAACCTTTTCTGTGTTGATCTCCTAAGTGCCATTCTCTGTATGTTGTTTCTGCCCAATCTTCTTTAGCTTCGTTAGCCATCAATGCTGCCAATCTGATTGGAGCAATACTATGGCCATGTTCAAAACCAATTAAATTAGTCCCATACCTATGGAATTTGTAGGTCTCCGGACCCGCATCTACATCTACATTTTCGTCGCGTCTGAAGTACGCACGAAGGAATCTTCCCAAGGTGTATGACGATTGCTGATCATGATTCCCAGGTATTTGGTATACCTTGACTGGAGCTACTTCCGCCATCCTTAGAACCATTCTTACTGCTAACTCTTCGGCTCTTTCGTATACTTTGTGGTATGGCAGCATTTCTGGTTGTGGCGTCCCTGCAGTTGTAGTGTGGCTAAGGTTATCAGTATGCAAAAAATCATTGCCAAATGGGAATATAATTTCTTCAATTGGCCCTAATTTTTCTGCTTTTCTGATTAATGCTTCTAGTGCCCACATTACCATCCCTTCGCATTGATCCATGCTCCATGAATGATCAGATGAACCTTCAAAACATAGCATCCCAAAGTGAGGGTCCATTATTGCTATTTCAAGTGCTTTCCTAGAGTCTGCTATCTTGAATTTCTTACTATGCTTGTAAGGTGTTATTGGAGAGTTATTTTCTAATCTTCTGATCACTGATTCCATTGCTATTCTTGCATCTGGAATCCTTCGCAATCTGATTTTAATTTGTCTTAATCCTGTTTTCCATAATTTTTGTGGTTTCCATTGAGTGACTACTTTGTCTTTACCAGATTTATGGAGTTCTTGGCCTTGATGCATTTTCCCGCCAACTTCCCAATTGTTGACTATGGTTTCTGCTATTTCCCATTCATTTAGATCGACATTAGCATCTTCGATTAGTTGATTAGCTGTTTTTATTTCGACGCCGCTATAGTCGATTGTGATGCTGTTTTTCTTAGTGGTTATTTTGGTCTTTGATTTTTTATCAGGCGATTCTTTGTTGAGCATGCCTTCTTTTATTGCGGTGTTGTATCTGTCGCTTAATGTGCTTCGTGGTATCCCCAATGCTCTTGATGCTTCTGCTATTGATCCGTGTAGTCCTACTGCTTGTATTGCCTCTGTTAATAGTGCGAATCTTGCTTTTTCAGGATCTTGTCCTTCATCTTCTCTTGGAATGTAATAAACTCGTCCTGATGTCGTGTTTTTTCCTATTACGTTATGCCCTCCTTCTCTTAATTCCCTTATATCACCCATTGTGGCTTCTAATGCTTCTAAAGAGATTTCTTTAGATTTTAATTGGTTTGCGATATTAGTTAATCTTTTGCTCATCTATATCTCTTGGGTTGACTATCGCTATGAAGGCATAAACATGACTCAACCTATATTTCAGCGAGAGGGCTTAGAGCGTATATGTATTTATTGAGGCGTTTTAGAATGTGCTTGATAGCACTAGTCGCCAAGAATGTTTACAGAATTTTCAAGAATTCTTACTATTGATTCAGGAATATTTTTCTCGGCAGCATTTATCTTTATGCTTTTTCTAATATCGCCGTCTGGGTTTCTTTCTGTAGCGGCTCGCCAATCGCATAACATTTCAACTAAATCTAATAAGTTCATGCCTAAGACGCCATCTGAGTAATGTTCTGGATGATGGCTGTTAACAGTATAATGATGGTCTAAAGCAACTTGCATCTTCTTTTTGGTTTCTTTATATTCCTTTGTTCCGTAGCTTTGAGATTTGTTATCTTTCTTTTCAGCTCTCATGGGTGTATAAGTAGCCAGTATTGAAAGTTCTGGATCTTCAAATTTTGAGGAATCGTGCTCTTCACCTCTTTTCAACAAACTTGTTATGAACTTATTAAGGAAATGATTAACTCTTGAGATATGAATATGCGTTTCATTACACATTTCAACTTCTCGATCTGTAAGTTCTTTTTTCATGGTAAACATCCATAAATGAAAGCTAAAAACCCAGCTTCTACTGTTTCTAACCACAATGGGTCTAAGTCTTCAGCAGAACTAATTCCAGCATTTATGTTCAATGGAACATATGCAGTAATAGTTTTTTGGTCCCAGTTAAGAACGCAAGGGTCAATTCTTACATCTTTGCCAAACTTTACGTCAGGCAGATCTAACCCTTCTTTACGAGGAACAACCGCGTACAAATACGCATCAAAATGCTCTGTTTGCGGCGGGATCGATTGTAGGAATGGTGTTGTTAACCGTTTAGTAATTTTTAATATTTCAGTATTCATGTTATTATGTACATAATAAGGCGCGGAAGCAGGAGCAATTCTCTGAATAATTCCTTCGGTTTAGTCTAGCCCAGTTTTGCTGGGGGCCAACTTAGGTTGGAGCCCAAGGCACTACCCACAAGGTGGAGATCGTTGGTGCGAATCCAACAACCGACCGTGCTATTCATACATAATATTGGTTAGTATGTATTATCCTCTTGCAACATAGTAGCACAGGAGGAATAATGACAAAATCCCAAATCGAAACTTGGATTCGCGAAATTCAAGGTAAAGGCTTCGAAAAATCCATTGTTTCATTGGACGAAGCTAAAATACTGCTTTTGATTAACTATGCTGACGCTTCATACTACAAACTTGGTCAGCAATCAATTCTTCAAGATGCGGAATATGACTTATTGCGTCCCGCTTTAAGACTTGTCAATCCTGACCACCCAATTTTAGATCAAGTTGGGCCAACATATTCTGCTGATGAGTTGCGTAACAAAGTCACCCACCCAATTGCGATGGGTTCGCTTGACAATACCGATGATGGCATTGATGGCTTGAATGCATGGCATTCCAAAATTGGCAATCATTCGCTTATGGCTTCGCTTAAAGCCGATGGTGGATCTGTTAGAGCAAGCTATGTCGATGGTGTGCTAACTCAAGTTGCAACAAGAGGCAATGGCAAAGTTGGCGAAGATATCACTATCAACGGCTCAAAATTTGCTGGCATTCCATTGTACTTGCCTAAAAAAGTGACAATGGATGTTCGTGGAGAAGCGATTCTTTATGTGGCTGACTACAAAGCCATTAGATCTAGAGACTTGGGAATGCCTTTTGATGATATTCCGGTTGCTGATCAAAGCAATCCACGCAATATTGGAAATGGCGTCTTTGGTCGCGATAGTGGAGAAGATGCTGAAAAAATCAGATTTTTGGCATTCAATGTTGAAGTATCGCAGTTTCCCAATCAGGAGGTTTGGGATCTTAATTCTGAGCATGGCAAATTTGCGTTTTTGGAACTTATGGGCTTTTTCGTAGTTCCTCATAAGCTTTGTGCTACTTCAGATGATGTTCGAGAATTTTATGAAGAAACGCTCGCTGATCGCCCAAATTTGGATTTTGAAATCGACGGTGTTGTTGTTTGCGTTGATTCAATTGCGATTCAAGATTCGTTTATCACTGATGATCCAAAAACACGTCTTAGACCAAAATTTGCGAGAGCAATTAAGTTTCCGCATAAATCTGCGACGACCATTTTGCTGGGATGCAATCTAACACATGGCCACAATGGCCAAATTGTCCCTAATGCTAATCTACAGACAGTGAGAATTGGCGGTATCAATAACTCCAATGCCTTTTTGAACAATTGGGATGAGATCCAACGTCTTGGTGTTCAAATTGGAGACACAGTCGAAGTTGTTTTGGCTGGTGATATCATCCCAAAAGTTGTGAAGTGCGTTAAGCATGGTGCTAATCGCCAGCCAATTGTTGAACCTTCTAAGTGTCCTGCTTGTGGCTCTGATACTTCCCGATTGATTCGTGGTAAAAAAGGTGCTGTTACTTATTGCACTCAACGATCTAATTGCCCTCCAGCCAGAAAAGGAAAGATCAAGCATTGGATCGGAACAGCTAGGAAAGGTGTTGGGATTTTGGGTATTGGCGATGGTATGCTTGACGCTCTTTGGGATAAGGGCATCTTAAAAAGTGCTGCTGATCTATACACCATGGATGTTGCTGCTATTGAGAATATAACTCTTGATGGCGGAGGGCGAATTGGAAATTCTCGTGCTACAAAGATTGTTGATGAAATTAAAAGCAAGCGTGTTTTAGGCTTATCAACATTTTTGGGTGCTTTGGGTATTGAATTGCTTGGTTCTCGTCGGGCTGAGAAATTGCAACAAGCTGCCAAAGGTGAATTAGACACGCTAGAACAATGGCGTGATTTCTTTGATCCTATTAATTCTGCTGGCCATAAGATTGATGGTCTTGGCGATGCGATTTACAAATCGATTGCTCAAGGTTTGGATGAATGCAATACCTTGATTGATGCACTGTTAACTAATGGAGTTGAAATTGAAAAACCGATTGAAGCTTCTGAACAGTCAACTGATTTGTTGTTCTATGGCATGACGTTCTGCTTAACTGGAACACGAGAATGCCAAGACGAAATTGTCGCACTTGGTGGTACTTTGAAATCGGGAGTTTCAAAAACTTTGGGTTTTTTGGTTCAAAAAGATCCAATGAGTCAGTCAAATAAGACGCAGAAAGCCGATAAGTATGGTGTGAAGGTGATCGGCATTGAGTTTTTGAAACAAGTTATCGCGGGCCAGGCTCAGTTGGTTCCAAACGCTAATTTTGAACCTGTTGTTCCTGTTCCTATTGTTGCAAAGCCAAAAAAGAAAGCCAAATCTGGCAAAAAGAGATCTGGCAAAGGCAATGCTGAGATTGATGATTTAGTTGCAGATTTGCTCGATTGATGTTATGTGTCACTAACTCGATTGGCGATGCTTCTTTTTGGCAAGTTTTATATTCTCCTGTAAGATATAAACAAAAGATTGATTGCTATGGCCCTTTGTCTTCCGATGCGGAACTTGGCGACTATGTTTCCAATTGCTCCTTTGATATGGAGCTTCTTTTTTCTATTGCAAAATCTATAATTTGTGACAAGTTTGCTGTGATTGTTATGGTTTGGCCTATTGCGCCCTGCATAACTATATGGAATATAAAAGATTATGCAAAAGTGTGGAGAATTTTAAACTCTTCCAACCGAATCGGAAACAGAAAAAAGATCGCAGAATTAAATGCCTACTTGATAGGTTCTATCGATTTGGATCAAAACAATTTGATGATCATGAATGATCTAAATCATGATGATGATGATGTGACTATCGATTTGTGCGACCCAAATTTCATCGAAGAAATCCAAGATGTATTGGAGAGAATCTATGAAAGTTCCATTTCGAGTCTCAATTCAATTTAATAAGCAATCTACTAGTTTCACTGTGTTTGACACAGTTGCTATTGAGCCCAGGCGCCATGAATTGATTGTTTTCCCCATAAAAGGGGCTTCTACTAGTGTGCGTAATTTGTCGCACTATCTTGGTGGTTCTGCGAATGCTCTATTTGTTTTAGAATCAATAGTTGTTGGTTCAATAGATGAATTCAATAGGATAACTGTTGAATTTGCCAAAAATTATGAGATTGAACAAATAGAGCATTTTGATAGTAGTGTTAATCCCTTATATGATGCTCTTTGTTTTCATCTTAAGATAAGCACTTCGGATTCTTTAGTAAAATTCGAACCCACAACTTCTAATTCTATTGGGAAAATATTCCAAGCTATCTTCTTGTCACAAAAGTTTCCTAGTGGGGCAATTTCTCCAGATGCTATTGGTTACAGTGCTGGGATTGTTAAAGAACTCCATAATATTATTCTTAATAATCGCGATCTTAGAAGAGATGGGCTTTTCGATTTGAAAGAGGTTGTGGAAGATATTCAGATTTTTCTGAAATCTGACGCTATTGGTATTACTGAATGGGATAATTCCCCAGAAAGAGTTACTGAAATTCTTGCTGGTTTGAACGCAAAATTATAACATACAAATAATTCCATTTGGAGAAAATATGTCTCTCAACGTTTTAAATCTTCTGGCTTCTCAAGACCCAAATGTTTTTGCTGAAAGCATTAAAGCTTATGGACTTGAGATTGTTGGTCGTAAAGAGACAGATCCTTTAAAAACAATAGTTCAAAGCGAATCTGTTGCTTCTATTGCTTCAGCAATAACTGAAGATGTTAATACCAATAGGGATATTAGCGACAATACTCGACGTGCTAAGCAAATTGCTGAAAGGCATGGATTTATAGTTAAGTTGATTTAGTACATATTGCATGTCAAATCAACCTAAAGCTTTAATAACTGGTTGCACTGGGCAAGATGGAAGTTATCTTGCTGAGTTCTTGCTAAGCAAGGGCTACGAAGTGCATGGAATGATAAGACGTTCCAGCACTCCAAACACTTCTCGCATAGATCACATATCTAATCTTATTACTTTGCATCAGTCAGATATTACTGATCAAGGTTCTCTCACAAGATTAATAGATTCTATTCACCCAAATGAAGTCTATAATCTTGCTGCACAATCTTTTGTGCATGCCAGTTTTAATTCTCCAGTTTCTACTAGTGACATAACTGGACTTGGTGTTACCAGAATATTGGAAGCCATCAAGCATGTTGATTCTGATATAAGATTTTATCAGGCAAGTTCTAGTGAAATGTTTGGGAAAGTTACTGAATCTCCTCAAACAGAAAAAACACCATTTCATCCCAGAAGTCCTTATGGTGTTGCCAAAATGTATGGTCATTGGATGACTGTAAATTATAGAGAAAGCTACGATCTATTTTGTTGTTCTGGCATCCTTTTTAACCATGAATCTCCTAGAAGAGGTCTTGAGTTTGTAACACGGAAAATCACTGATGCTGTCGCTAAGATCCACTTGGGGAAGCTGGATTCATTGCAATTGGGCAATCTTGATGCTGAAAGAGATTGGGGGTTTGCTGGTGATTATGTTGAAGCTATGTGGTTGATGTTACAGCAAGATGAACCAGATGATTATGTTATTGCGACTGGTGTAGTTCACAGCGTGCGAGATTTTGTTAACGCTGCTTTTGCGCATGTTGATCTTGATTATAAAAATTATGTTGAAATAGACCCTAAATTCTTTAGACCAGCTGAAGTAAATATTCTACTTGGTGACTGCTCTAAAGCCAAGCAAAAATTGGGTTGGGCACCTAAAGTTGGTTTGTCCGATCTAGTTAAGATGATGGTTGATTCTGATATTGAGAAGAACAGGTGATAAAATGAGCATTGAAGAACATGCTGAAAAGTATAAAGAAGACGCTTGGAAACAATATTCTCTTGGAGAATTATGTGCTTGGGTTGATAATCTAGTTAAGAGATCTGGGCATCGCAGCAATCCTGATAAGAAAGCTAAAGATTTGGATGATGCTCAGAATTATTTAGATATGGTTAAGACCGATCTAGATAAATTTGTCGGTAAGATGCAAGAAAACATCGATAATGCTCGTGGAGCATAATAGGAATTATTGTGATTCGTTGTGTTGGGGTATACTTTAATTCCTAGTTTCTTGCTCAAATATACTTTGAACAAGTTTTTGAACACTACTGTTACCCTTTAATCATTCGGAGTATAACTCATGGCTGCTCAACCAGCAAATACCGATATTCAGGTTTTCCGCCGAGTTCGGTCTTTCCGCCAAGCGCACCGTCACGAATCGGTCGCAGCTTTGATTAAGCGTCTTCGTCCGTTGGTCATGAGCATTCCTGCGGATGAGATTCTTGTCGAAGTAAAATCTCGCGACACTAATGTTGCCGATTTCTCACCTTACATGGGAGAAGCTCGTCACAATTATGGTCGTGGTTTTCCAATTGTAGTTGGATTAAAAGATCAAGTCTCGTTTGCTAACGCTCAAACTAGCACACCTGGTGTTGGTTTTGCTTTCCAAATTGGGCATGATATGTTCCTCGAAAACACAGCCGTTGCTCTTGTTAACGACTTGCACGAGGACACACGTGGATTGACTCCAGACGTTTTCGTCTAAACAAATCCGAATCGAGCAATTACTTAATGGCCCACTTATTGTGGGCCATTAATGTATAGTACAACCCCGATGATAGTATCTTCGGGCCTCGCCCCCATCTTGAAATGGGGGCGTCTTTATATATATTAAGTAAAATATAATTTGGAGGAATAAAAATGCCACAAATACCATTCACAATTCACATTAAAGTAACTCCTGAAAAAGGAAAACGATTTGAATATATTAGGGACCTTCAAAAAATCGGAGTGAGCGTGCTAGAAGAGGTATCTGTAAACTCTTCCTTGACGTTGGCAAGCCCTGGAGGTGGTCAGCATACCTCAAGAAGCGGAGCATCAAGAGGAGGTATAGGGGGTATGACAGAAGGGTTAGCTGTGAAACCTCAAATGGGTAATACACCAGCTCAATTGCAAATCACAGGGTTTTTTGATGATTCTGCAGTAGCTGGAGCACCTCACCCGGAATCTCAAGTGGTCCACACTGGATCTAATCAAACTGGCCATCTTGGGAGTAATACTTGGACTGCTAACCCGAATACTTCTGTTGACGATAGAGCTAAAGCAATTAGAGCTTTATTTGACACAGCTGTTAACGAAGTTCTTGGGTCTACTGATTGGCGTGTTTTCCGATTAGAAGTAATGGGAACAATTTATGGCGATCGTGGTTTACACTTTCCTCGTTAAGAGAGCAATATGGCTATAATTTCACCAGCTGATTTACCGAGCATTATGAAGGTTCGTTCAGAACCTATGAAGAAGTATGTTCTGTCGAAATTAAGTTCTCCCGTTACTGATATTGAAATAACAGAGGATCAATGGGAAACTATTTGGCGTGTTGCTGGTGACTTTATTGCTCAATACTTTCCTAGAGAGCAGAAACTTGCGGTATTTTACACAACTCCTTTGCAATCTACATATTGCTTACCAGAAGATGCTTATTGGGTTCAATCTGTTAATTGGGACCCTGTCACAACCAGAATCGATGATGTTTTCGGTGCTGAGAGCTTCCTGTTTAATATAGGAAATATTAGCGGTGTGCAAAATATGCTTACAGATTATCATCTTTTACAATCGTATAGAAAATTCTCTCAAAAAGTTTTAGGAACAGAGGGGCATTGGGAAGTCATAAATGAAGGAGATAGTAATGTTCAAGGTGATTCTTTAAGTGCCAAAGATCAATTAATTAGACTTTACCCAACTCCTAAAGGTGCATTTCCAGTTGTTGTACTCTATATTCCAGTTGTCACACATTTTAGAAGCCCGCAATCTAGAATGATCGCTTATGAAATGATGGAAGCAGAGATGCTCATGGCTGTTGGTCGTGCTCGTAGAAAAATTCAAGGTTTACCAACACCCGATGGAGGCACTGTGAACTACGATGGCCATGAACTAGTGCAAGAAGGCATCAAGATGAAAGAAGAAATCATCGACAAAGCCTTAAAACTTGGAGAACCATTGCAAGTCCACATCTGGTAATTTATTTTAGTAACGTTTCCGACAATTTTCTAAGTAAATATGTTTTAATTACTGTTTTAGAGAATTGAAAAATGGGAACTTGGAAACCAGTTGTTGATACTCTTGATTTTGATGCAATTGTTTCTGATTATAAATCAGGAATGGCAGTTATAGACATTGCCAATAAGCATGGTGTCAGAGATCATAATGTTAGAAAAGTATTGAAAAAATCTGGAATAACTCTTTTGAGAAGATTTAGGAAAGATTATTCTCCACATAATAAAACAAATGTCGAAGAAGAATTGATTTTAAAATTAGCAAAATCTGGTATGAGCTTTCCGGATATTGCTAAGAAATTAAAATGTTCGGTTCATGTTGTTAGACAAAGATCTTATGCAAAAGGAATAAAATCTCCCGGTTTTTCTTTTAAGGAAGCTACTAATCTTAAATCAATATTGGGAGAAGAAGTTTATAATAAACTATATGATCGAGATTGGTTGTTTGATCAATATGTTATAAAATTTAAACCAACAAGAGTTATCGCAACAGAGATTGGTTGTGGTAAAAAGGCCGTTTCTACTGCTTTGAAAAAACACAAAATCCAATTGAGATCTAATGCAAGTAAAGGTGTTTTTCATTCTAATTTTTCTAAGTGTAAAAAATTTCACTTTGATTCTTACTGGGAATATACAATTGCTTGTAGGCTTGATGAAGATAAATTGGTAGACAAATTTATAAACGAACCATTCCCAATTTCTTATGTTGATAAGAATAGAACTCGCAAATATTACCCTGATTTTTTGGTGTTCTTGAATGATGGCAGAACTTTTCTTTTAGAAGTTAAGCCAAATAGATTTTTAAAAGCTGCTGAGCAAAAAACACAAGCTGCTTTTAATTCACAATTTCCGTTTTTCATCATCAATGAAAAAGACATGTTTCCTTGGGAATAGTTCAATGTTTGATATTTATGTTCACCATCAAATAGAGATAATGGCGAATAATAAGATTTTGGTTCCAGGATGTGAGCCAACATCGGCCTTATCTTCAAATAAACTTTCCAGTTGGTTAGCTCAATCTGGATGTGGTGGCGCTTTAGTTAATCTTCAAGATGTTCTTGACGCCATACCTGGTGCACGTGTAAAACTTGGATGCAATTTTGCTAGAGGAAACACTAGACAAAAATGGTTGGTTCTACCTCCATGTGATCAAGATTGCCCGCCAAAACCTTGCGAAGATTGGTATGCTATACTTCGAGGCTTGGCTGGTGAAGAAGTGATCGAAGAAGAAAGATTCGATTCTTGCGATACGATTGGAATGGGTTTTTGCCCATCTCCTGATTTTGATGATGGGCAACCAAAACAGAATAGAGGGAAATATCAAGATTCTCGCCCACCATCATGTAATTATAAGGAAGAAGGTGAGTTCCCAGCTGGTGTTGGTATTTTACCACCTGTGCCGCCGTGGTCTGCTAATCCTTAAATTTGGTTTTTTCTGCGACCTCTGAGAGTTTTGTTCCAGCTTTTTTGTCGAGATAACTTGTATGCTTTAGTGCTATTTCTTGTTATTGTTTCTAAAAAGTGGTGAACTTTATCAAATAAACGTGGGTCAGCATAGTTAAAAACCCAAGTTTTAGAATGATGACTACTTGAAGTTATAGCACGAACTGTTTTGACTTTTATGTCGACAGAATTTTCGCTAAAATGTATCGTTCCGATATACTTGAATGCGCCGCCTTTTGATTCTGCGACCATAAGATCCATTGTGACGATTGAGATCTTTGGATTCATCACTAGCCAATTTGAGTTGAAATCAACTTTTTTGTGCTTTCTGTATATTTCTGCTGCTACTCTAACCGCCAGATTGGGATTACACTCTGCACAAAGATCGTTGTAAGAAAGTTTGCAATATTCTAATTTTTTGCATTCTGCACAGATGATGACTGAATTTTTTAAGACTAGTCTACATCTATTTGTTCGGCTTTCTAAAGTGGCTTTTCTGTCAGACCAATGCCCAACTACTTCTTCTGTTTTGAACAGGTTTTCATATTCTTCCAGTGTGTAGCCATGCTTATTAGGATATACCCAATGCATAAATGGTGTAGAAGCCCATTTTGCTTTCATAGATTCATGATATGTATCAACGAGCAGTCGATACATATGTTCTTGTTTGGCAGTTAACATCAGTTTAATCTGTTGTTGTAGAGAAATCCAATGTGTCTGACTATGATTTTCATCATTTCTGGTTCGGAATAGCTGATTTTTGCGACTTCTTTACCAAATCCATATCTCGACTTTTTATGGATTATTGAGATATCGTCTCCACAAACGATATCTAAGCTGTGATCTGACCATTCAACTTCGGAATCTTGGATATACACCCTAATTGTTGGCCGAGTTGCAGTTCTGAAAACGCCCGATGTTTCGTATCGAATTGCTCTTTGGAGCATTGGAGATAATGCTCTTCCAAGTTCGTCATAGATTACTTCTGCTATGTTATCTGCCATTGCTATCCTAGTTGGTAGGGTACTACTTCTTTTTGTTGCAAAGGCAAGACCAAAAATAATATAGGGAACAAAGATATGCCAGTACATGATTTTAATAGCAGTGGAAATGCAGCCGATTTTACTTCGGCATTCCAAAGTGGTCGCACAGACACGCAGAGAGATAATTCACCATTATCGATATACAATAGTGAAAGAAATGACATAGCTTTAGCTAGATCTCAAGCTGAAGAACAAATGGCGCTTGTTGGTGCTGAAACTTTAATTTTTACTAGAACAAATAATGGTGATTATGATAGGGTTTTCGATGAAGATCCTAATCCAACTTATGATGTTCCAGTTGGAATTAGAGGTTTTTGGAAGTTCGAATCGATACAAACTGAACTAGCTAAATGGGGAGTTGACACTAGTATAAAGCTGGATATAAATTACACTCATATGAGCATTTTTGCACAATTTGGTGAAAGAATGCTGCGTCCAGGTGATGTGATACAGATTCCTTATGGTTCAGTCCCAATAACCCCTAAAAATTTTAGAATTTTAAATTCAACTCCTTCTGGTAATTATCATTATGCTTGGATGTACTTTACATGTCAAGTTGAACAATTGACTGCTGATATTACTGTTAGAGTTGAAGACGATATGCCAGAAGTTGACCCATACGAGGATGGCGGCGGTGTCTACAGAGAATCAATTTAAAGCAATGAAATCTTCACATTCGGTGTCTCAGCATCGATTTATATCTAAATTGGCTAATGGAATAAAAGAAGCTTTAGAAAACAAAGTACCCAACTTAGATTTAAGAGTTGGTTCCAAGGTCGTAACTGGAAACACTATAGAATTATCTATAACTGGTTCTACAACTGTTTCAGATGCTGAAGAGATGGAGGAAACTAAAAATGATGTTAGGAGAGTTATTGATTCAATGAAGAATCCAAGTACCCTATTGTCAACTTTAGAATAAATTTATGCCTCTTTATAATTTCGATTCTGACTTTTCAGTTAAAGGTGCACAGGTTAGAAATCCTGTTAGCAACCCTGTAATTCCGCATGGTTTAGCTGAAATTCCTGGTGTTAGACAATTAAGTCATATCGAAGATGGCAGAGATCCTTTTGACGGTTCTGATGCTCTTGCTTATCCATATCATTTAGAAGAATTTTTAACGCCTGCTTTTAGAGCTTTGGATAGCGCTATGAAGCAATATTGGTCTGGAATTAGAGTTCCTACTAAAGATTCTTATAGATTTATGAGGATTAAAATAGCTGGAGGCGATAAATCTTTGATGATTTGGAATGATGATCTTAAGGAAGGTCGAGCTAGATTGCCAGTTGCTTCTGTGAGCAGGACTTCTCATAATTTTAATGCCGAGAAATATAGTCCTGCCTATCATCCGATGACAATGAAGTACTTGAATACACGAGGCACTATGTCAGCACGGGTTTTTAGACCTACTCCTTGGCTCGTTGACTATGAGATGACTATTTGGACTGAGCATAAATTAGATGTTGAATATATATTGTATCAAGTTTTGACACGCTTCAACCCTCTAGCTGAATTCAGGATGTTTGATGGCAAGTTAGAAGGTAATGTACAAATGAAATTTAATGGATCAACTGATGCGAGCGATAAGGAAGCTGGCTATGATCAACATGCAAATGTACGTTATGAAGTTACTTTTACTGCTGAGGCTTGGTTACCTTTACCAGAAAAAATTGTCCCCACTGTTTTAGGGCGTGTTGCTTCATTAAAAGAACGTGCTGGGGATATTTTAGCGGCATCTATTTCAAATGATGTTGCTGGTGGTAATAGTTGGTTTAAACCAGTTCAAGAATAGATCTAACAGAGAATTAATCATGGCAAAGACTAAAAGTCACACAATTAGAATTTACAACAATTCAAAACAATTATTATCTATCCAAATGCGGGCTCCAAAGAGTGATTTTTATAGCAATGAACAGCAAGTAAGAATTAATCCAGGGCAAGACGCGGAACTTCCTAAATCGCATGTGAGAATGGAACAAATCAATAACCTGAAATCTAAAGGATTTATTAAGGTTTTGCATGACAGCGAAATAAGCGCAGAACGCGATCCATACCCGAATTCCTGATTATCCTGTCAAAAATATTATTAGACGAATCAACAAATCGGAGTCATAAATTCAATGGCCGTATTCCTAAGCCCAGGGGTCTTCCCCCGCGAAATTGATTTAAGCACATTGCCTTCAGCAATTGGACCCCTGCGTCCTGGTTTTATCGGCACAGCTAACAAAGGACCGATGAATACCCCAATATTCATCGCCAATGCTTCTCAGTATATTGAAACATTTGGAACACCTTTCCCAGAGAGCTATCTCGGATACGCAGTAATGTCGTACCTTCAAGAAGGCAACGAATGTTATGTAATGCGAGTCGGAGTAGAAACAGAAGAAGGACAAATCCAAGTTCTATCAGATATTTCAGTTGATACATCTGGAGCACGTAGCAACGGATGGGGCAGAATCCCATTGTTCACTGGAATCGACTTCGGAAGAGTAAATCTTCGTTCTGTTGGCGATGGTTTTAATGACAATCCTCAACCAATCGTTTTCCACGATGACAGCATTGGTAATATTGATTACAATGATGCTAACACATCCGATACTAATGGTGCGACAACCGCTACTCTTAGCTTCACTGGTGCTTACACTGGAGCTGTAGACGATTCATATGTGATGATAATCACATCTCCGCCAACAGTTTCTGCAGGTGGGCCAGTTAGTGGTGCAGAATTTGAAGTTTTCCGAAATTCAGATGGTGAGATTGTAGCGGCAGGTGTTCTTGATGATCCTGGCGATGATGGTATGTCTAGCTACATCGCCATTGATGATAGTGGATTTTCAATTCGTGTTGAAGTAACAACTGGTGTTTTGGATTTAAATGACACATTCACGTGGTCTGCTGCTCCAAACAACAGAGAATTTTCAATCGCAGTTGAAGGTAACGCAACGCCAGCATCGTATATCATGCCAGCTGTTACCTATACGTCAGTTGAGACGTTTGTAACAGCTGCTAATGTTATCATCGGCACTGAAGACTATCTCTTTATTGAGTACACTCTTGATGATGGTAGCATTGTTCCTCAAGTGCGATCTGCTGTTTCTGGCGAACGGGTCCAAATAATGGGCACTGAAGCGTGGGCTTTAGAAGTAGGAACCAATCAGTATGACTGGGATATTCCAAGATCTTACTTATTGGGTCTTGATCCTGGGCCTCACTCGATTTCATCACAAAACAACAGAGTTAGAATCAATCTGATTGGCAAAACCCAAACAGAGCTGGTTGAATTTACTATTCCTAATGGAATTGATCAAACAACTGAGTCTCTTGCTCCTGTTATCGATGCAGCTGGTATTGTTGCTGGTGAGATTGTTTGGGAAGCTTTCCCTTTGAAAGTTCCAAATGGTAACACTCACTTAGCGATTGTTGTTACAGACAATCGTGAGCTTGAATCATTAGAAATGCTCGCAAGCTATTCTAATCTTAAGACACTGCGGTTTGCGGAAGAATTCAACATTCCTTTCCCATACAAGAAATCTTATAGAGGTTTCTCTGATGGACGCACTGTTCTGCCTGAGTCTAGTGGTTTTGATGCTTCTATCCCAGCCGCTTGCGATATCAATCAATTAAGCACTGGTTGTGCCGCAGACACTGCATATTTTGAAAACGTTGTTGGTTGGCTTGTTGCTGTATCTCCTGGAACATGGATCGATGGTATCTCAGCAAACTTGGAACTTTTCACTCAAGGATTTGGGGATTCATCTGGTCGATACAAGATGACCTTGAATGACGCTCAAGGTCAAATCATTGATATCATTGACGATATTTCTTTTGACAAGAGAGATGATCGATACATTGCTAATGTTATCAACCCTGGAACTACTATTGGCGGTTCAATTGGCAACTCTTATGTTAATTGGGAAGAACGACCAGCATTCTTGGAAAATAACATAAATGATGGATCTAACTTTGTAGTTCGACAACCATCGCAGTTCTTTAACAAACATTTTGCTGGTACTGCTAATGGTATTCCAAATGATCCTGCATATTCTAGTGAGCTAGATGCTGCTGTTATTGGTAATCCTAGCACTAGTTCTGGTATTTATGCTTTCCAAAACCCAGAAGCAATTGATATTAATCTGTTGGCGACTCCAGGATTTTCAACTGGTGCTGTTATTGGTACAGCTCTTCAGCTTTGTGAAAGTCGTGGTGATGTTCTTTATCTTGTTGACCCACCTTTTGGTCTTCGCCCTCAGCAAGCAGTTGACTGGCACAATGGAATGCTTTTGAGTGATTTGAGAACTGCTATTAATAGCAGCTACGGAGCGCTTTACTGGAGTTGGATTAGAATCTTTGACCAATTTGGCAGAGATGAAGTTTGGGTTCCACCTAGTGGCCATGTTAGTGCTGTGTTCTCGCGAACAGCTCGTGAAGCAGAACAATGGTTTGCGCCAGCTGGTTTGAGACGTGGTCGATTACAAACAGCTCTTGATTTGGAATATTCTCCAACTCAGAATGAGCGAGATTTGTTGTACGGAAGCGGAAATGCAGTTAACCCTATTGTTAACTTCCCACAAGATGGGATTGTTGTTTGGGGTCAAAGAACTCTTCAACGATCTGATTCGGCTTTAGATAGAGTTAATGTTCGAATGCTGATGATTCACTTGAAGAAGAACTTGGTTCGTCTCTTGCGTAACTTCATCTTTGAGCCTAACGACAGAATTTTGTGGCGTCAAGTTTCTGCCACAATTGAGCCTTTCCTTGCCGATGTTCAATCTAGACGAGGAATGCAAGCTTACAAAGTTGTTGTAGATGAGACTAACAATACTCCAACACGTATTGATCGCAATGAGCTTTGGGTTTCAGTCTTTATTCAACCTACTCAAACTGTTGAGTTCGTTGTATTGAACATGGCTGTGTTGAGAACTGGTGCTAGTTTCTCAGCTGA